GTGAGAAATACGATGCAAAGAAACTCTTCCCTTTTACTTTGAAGAGTGATGTCAACAAGAATGTAAATGTTGACACAGCACTTTTTCGCATCGTTTGTGATTATTCTTTTTGTTAGATAGAAGAGTATTATCATTGTCATATTGTTATGTTGTTATTCACGCTTAAATGTTTTGTCGTGCTGGTTCCACGTTAAAAGAACCCGATTACACAGCGTTAGCTATGCTTGTAATTGTACAAAATGCTACAAAAACCAAAACAAGTGCGGCGAAGTCTACAGTCCGCCAGAACAAATCTGGACAAACTAAGAACAAACAACAAAACAACAAAAATAATAAGAAAGAAAATATTGTAATGGCTCCAACTTCGATGAGTTCACAATTCGTGAACAAATCAGCGACAATATCTTATTCAGCTCGTGGTGATGGATCAGTTTGGATCCGACACCGTGAGTTCATTACAGATATTATGAGTATTGGAGTCAATTTCCATACAATATCTCGTCCAATCAACCCTGGTGTGGGTACCACTTTCGAATGGCTTCAAGCCATTGCGAACTCGTATGAGTCATATGTCTTCAATTCACTTTCGTTTGAATTTGAATCCACATGTGCTACTACAGATCGAGGTACACTAATAATGGGTATTGATTTCGACGCGTCTGATCCAGGACCAGCTACAAAACAGGACTTAATGGCCTACCAGGGCTCCGTAAGGAGTAACATCTGGAGTCATGCTTGTTGTGCAGCTTCGAGTAAGGACCTAAAGAAATTCGGCATTCAAAGATATGTTCGATCGTCTGTTCCGCTTTCAGCGTCTTCAGATATCAAAACATTCGATGTTGGAAATCTTTATGTAGGTTTACAGGGTGTGTCTTCCCAACTGGCCGCAGGAGAACTTTATGTCACATATGATGTAACACTTCATACTCCACAGCCGGCAGGAGCCGCACTAGCCTATAATTACTCAGCAAGGGCAGTCTTCAATTCCTCGACTTCACCTGCCGGACCATTAGGTCTCGGCATGAGTGAGTTAACTGGAGGAATTCGGATCGAATATCGTACTAATAATTCTTTCTTTGTCCGAGATACAGGTCAGTATTTAATGTACCTGAATCTTGCGGGGTCGGGAATGCAGTCCAC